CTTAGGGTACTCTGGAAGACGATTTAAAAAAATAATAAATGTCTTCATAACATCCCATAGGTCTCTCTCAATTTTGTAGAAGAGCATTGGGGTTGCTGCTTCTCCAAAAATATTATAAAGAACTATAAAATGATTTATTAGAAGATGGGTCTTCAACTGACCAGTATTCCTATATCTCTTTAGCAATCTCTTTATGTACTTAAAGTGATTTAAGTCTTTATCAAAGTCCTCTTTTGTTACCGCCTGAGGATTCTCATAATTTTTTATTGCAAAAAGAAGGAAGTTATCTTCATTCAACTCATTAAACTGCATACCATATTATATCTAACTATCAGAATGGGTTGGTGTCATATACAGGAGCGTTACCAGTTGTGATGCCAGACATCGCAACAAGAACTTCCTTCTTGACTCTCAACTCTCCATGCTGGTCAACATAGGTTGTAACACCAACCCAACCACCATGATCAAGTTCATACTTGGAACCTGCGGTATTAGTCAAACCTGCAGCAGCAACGCCATAGATTGCTTTGTCTTCTGTACCAGAAGCACCTTCACTATAGGTGACATCACCAATAGAACTGACAGGGCACTGCGAGACGGTGAACGAGGTAGCAGCAATCGCTGCACCACTAAGTCCTGCAGTAGAACCAATTGTTAATTGAGTTGCGCTTGCAATGCTGACAATTACAGCATCACCAAAATAAGTACCGCTGCGATCACCGAATCTGATCACATCACCTTCCTGAGCACTACCCGCTGCGCCAAAGGCTGTACCGCCTCCAGTGCAAATACCAGTCGCGTAGTTCAGGGTTACTGTTCCTGCAGAGGTTACGTTATCACTATTTCCCCAGAGTGCCATGTCTTACTGTCCGTAAAATTCAGTTACCTTTTTTTATTTATAAAAACCATCCCGTACAAAAGAGGGGAGCAATGCTCCCCTGGGATCACTCAGCGGATTCTTCTGAACGTGCTCTGATCGCTGCCGATACCGCCTCAAGCAGTTGATCATCCATGTCTGTTTTGGTCAACTTGACTGCTTTGCCAAGAATCATCAGACAAATTTCGATTAATTTTTCGCCCAATTCCTCGTTCTCAGGAATCTTTGATACAGCATCAGTAATAATTTTTGATGCTAATGGGAGCAAGAATGCTAACATGATGAACCTCAGTCTACTATACAGACTATATAGCAGACTTAATGATTTTTTAATCAGTCACCCTGATAGCGACCTTGACCATATCCATATGGATCTGGTTTAGGCTTTCTCTTTTGGGCAAGTTTGTTCTTGATTCTATCAACAGGTGTTACACCTTGATAACCCTTCTTACCCTTTTCCTTCTTCTTACCTTGTGGTTGAATGGCATTCTTTCTAGAAGACATCATGCCACCAGTCTTTCTCATCTCACGAGAGACCTTATCAAACGCACTCTTGCCGTCACGGGTTCCACCCTTCTCAGAAGGATTACCAGTCTTGAAGTCTTTACCAGTTTCTTTAGCGTAACGAGTACGCTCATCTAAACCAGCCTCTTCACTAGCAACAGAACGAATTCTGGCATTAAGATCTTCAGCATCTTTTCTTGCTTTGATCTTAGATTGACCTGCAGCTGATCTGGATTTCTCCATCTCAACTCTCGCATTCTGCATTTGCTGACGCTCAGTGTCTTGCTGCTTTGCTCTGAGCGAGGAAGCACTAGGTTGTGCTGCCTCGCCTACTGCTTTTTTGCTTTATCAGCAGCAATTTTTTTCTGTTGCCACTTGTCAAGAATCTTATCATGACGAGTTCCCGCAGCACGCTCACCTTCTCTGAACTTTTTGAAGTCAGAAATACGCTTGTCTCTCTTTGCAGTCTCAGCATCTTTTGCTGCCTTCTGCTTAGCGATTCTCTCCTTATTCAAGCGATCAAGTCTCTCATAAGGCTTCTCCTCATGAATAGTCTCTTCCTTCTTGAGGTTTGCCTTGCGATACATCAGGTCTGCCCTGGTGCCCTTGTCCATTTTACCTTGGGACTTGGGTTTGGTCTTGCCACCCACATCAGGTTGCATACCAGGGTTTGCTGCCTTGACTCTGCGTCCATGGGTGTATTCAGCACCAGATCTCTTGTCATCGCCAGAGATCATTTTACCGCCCTGAGAACGAGAAGCAGCATACTCTTTATCGGACTGACCGTGCTTGCCCTTGTAGACCTCATCTACTTCAACTTCTTCAACCTCAAGAACTTCGCCACCGAGTTTACCGATGCCTTCTTTGAGATCAGGATGAATCTCAATCTTGTTCTTTACACCTTTACCAGTGATCTTTTTTGGCTTCTCTTCTCCAGCAACTTCGACCATGGTCTCTTCTTCGATACCAAGATCTGCCTTCCAGTTAGAGAACTCTTCTTTTTTGGTCTTAGAGATTGCCTTACCAATTGCCTTACGGCGCTTCATCAGATACTTATCGGTCTTATCCTTCTTACCGTCGTTGTTGACATCACCGTCTTCCTTGCCGACAGGATCAAGTTTGCCAGACGTTTTCTTATCGTCCTTCTTACCTTTATCACCTTCACCCTCATAAGCATCGCCATGATCCGTAGGAGTTACAGACTGAATCTGGGGATTTGATCTCAGTTCATGCTTCTTCTTAGCATCAGCAAATCTTACATATCCTTTGGTATCGCCATATCCTTTCTTAGGAGTAACACGAACCTTTTCTTTATCACCCTTTCTTGCTTCTTCAATAGATCCATCAATCTCAACAGACTCCTTCTTCTCGCCTGAAAAAAGAAGACTCTTTGCCGCATCCTTAACAGGAGCAGGTGCGCTAGAGTTTTGAACAGATTGAGTAAATGCTCTCTCTAGAGGAATACCTTCTCTTCTTGCTTTATATCTGGTGTCATAGGCAAGTTGTCTTGCTGCCTTCTGAACATTGTCCCCGCCACCACCAGCAGAATTATCTTTCTTCTCACCGCCATCTGATCCGCTGGAAGATGCAGAAGACTTATCTAACTGAGGTTTAATCTTTGCTTCCATCTCCGCCAGATATACCTGATGAAGATCAGAGACAACATGCTTAAGGTTTGCCATTACTCTAGTGCTTCTTTTTTGCCTTGTATTTATTTATGAAATTCTTAATTTTCTTGGTGCCCGTCATCATCATGGCATACTCTCTATGAGCATCCGTTCCGACTAACCTTTGATCGGCAGGAACCCCCGATACTTCAGTCCATTCACGAACATCTCTAATCCAAGACTTGAACATATCATCTTCAGATGTTACACAGATGAGATGATTTGTACCTCTACGGACAATCTTTCCAATCTGGTCTGTCTTGATGTTATGGACAAAAGATCCTTCACAAAAAATCTCACCAGCAATATACTTTTCTCTAAGTTCTTGCTCTTGTTCGCGAGTAAGTTGTTCGGGAACTTCAGTAGTTACACTGTTTTTTGTCTTCTTAATTTTAGAAGTTTGTGCTGCTACTGGTCTTTGATTGTTTGAAGTTCTTTTTTGTGGTGGATCGGTTGCACCAAGAACTTGGTTTTGGTTATAAAACTTTAATTTACCGCCAACGTTTTTCGCAATAAATTCACCAGTTTTTTTGTCATGAAAAGACCCATGCCCATCAGGCACCAAACCAAGTCTCTTACCTTGAATTGAGGCAAGAGACTTTGCTTCGTCAATAAATTGCGAAAACTTTTTCATATCTGTCAGGATATAATAATATTTATAAGTGTATCAAGTTAATCTTTCCAGATCTTCCTGGAGTTTTGCATTTAGATACTCATCAAGATTTTTGAACTTAGTTCTCTTAAGAACTCTAGTTACCAAGTCTTTTGATAGTGGAAGAGATACACTAACTTTATACTCTTTTGCCATTACAATATGCCAGACTCTCTATATTTATGATTCAGCACTAACTACCTTTTCAATTTCCTTATCCAAAGCCACGATTGCCTCACGAATTGCAGCAGTTCTCTGAGAGGGGAACTCATAACTATCTTGTGCCGTAGAACGGAACAAAGCATCCCGAACTGTTGCTGCTGTAACTACATCCAATTCAATGTTAATCATTTCCATCCTCCTTTTAGTACCCACTCATTGTGGTATTGATTGTTCCAATTTTTACTGATCCCGTAGGATGGTTGAATTACTTGTTCGATGTACCTACGGTTTTCTCTAGCAATATTTAAACTCTCAGATTCAAGAGTTCTGACTCTTCCGTCAACTTGAGATGCCCACCATACTGCACCCGCTCCCTGAACCAACAGGAAGGATACAATGGCGAATGGAATTTTAAGATCCTTCATAGATCTCCCTCCACACGATTCTCAGAGCGATCAATACTGAACGCACCCTCAGGATAACGAGCACTAAGTTTTTCAAAGTTCATTTGAATGACCTCTTCGATACTGATATCTAGTGCCATACATGCCTGAGACACATACCACATAATATCTCCAAGTTCACGCTTCATGTGAAATACATTTTCTTCATTGTAAGGTTTGCCCTGGAAGACAATTTTCTTGACAACTTCAGTAAACTCACCTGCTTCAGCAGACAGACCAAAAGCAGCGGTCATCATTTGAGTCACATTAGCACCATTCGCCTCAAGTTCACTAAGACGAGCAGACATTACAGGATAGTCCAGACTAGGAGCACTGGTGGTTTGCTTGACGAACTCGACATACTTTTCAGTATCAACAGTCATAATTTTAATTTAATTTACTAGTAGTTTACTCTAAAACTGACAAATTGTCTATCCAATAGGAATATTGAATGACATTATTTTTCTTGGTTTGCTGGATTGCTGAACCCTACACTCATGACCAAGCATCGCAGGGAACAGTACAATATCACCTTCCTGAACATCAGTCAAACCCAAAGTCTCTATTCTACCAAAAAATGGATCTGGGAATGGAGAACAAAAAGTCGTTGACATATGTTCCTCTGGATCAAATTCAACATGTAGCACAGCGGACATATTACCCAATCCATGATTATGAAGAGAGTGATAATCACCTTTATTATATGTCTGTGACCAAAGTTGCCACTCTTCTGGTCCTTTAAATGGTAATGGAACTTTAGATCTTATTTCATTTAAATCTTCCTCTAAAAGAGAGTACCACTCATCAAAGTAAGGTGCTCTTCCATTACTAGTAAAGTAATCTGTATCACATTCATTCCATGCACTATGAGATTTATCAATCATCTCAAGAAGTTTTGGTTTTTTACTTTCCCAATCTAATATAGAATACTTTATAATCTTAATCGAAAATAAATCTTTGACTCCTAGCATGGGTTAAACAGTTTAATTGGAATATTAAAAGATATAATCTTCCTCTTTTTTTCAGAGAGGGTTGCTCTAGCTTCATGAAGAAGAGTTCCAGGGAAGAACAAAATATCTCCTTCATTAACTTGTGCTGTTACGTCAGCAACTGTTCCAATAAGTGGTTCCA